CAGGCGGCGGTTATTGCAGACCTTGGCGATTCCGCAACTGGCGCGCAGATCGCCACCGCCGTAAACGCACTTATCGATGCCGTACAGGCGTTTGGCATTGTCGCCACCGCGTAAGGCGGTGAGCATATGTATACTCTGACGCTTAAAACAGCGCCGACAGTTGAGCCGATTACCACGGTGCAAGCAATCAGTTATATGCGTCTGGGGACGCTGGACGCTACGGAGACGGCATATTTGACTGGACTTATCAAAACCGCCCGCGAATACTGCGAAAGCTACCAGAACCGCGCCTATATCACGCAGACGTGGGAAATGTCAATGAATTGTTTCCCGTCAGAGCATACCGACACCTTGACGGAATACCACCGTTCAGACATTATTGAAATCCCGAAGGGCAACTTGCAGACGGTAAACAGCGTCAAGTACACCGATTCTGCCGGAACCGTTACAACACTGGCAGAAAACACAGACTACATTGTAACGAAGCGCGGTGTACTCGGCAGAATTTCCCCGCCCTACGGCTGCACATGGCCCACAGCAACGCTCTACCCGCTTGACCCGATTGTGATTGATTTTACATGCGGATATGGCGCAAGCGGGGCAAACGTCCCGCTAAAGGCTATACAAGTTATGTATATGCTGATTTCGTATTGGTGGGATAATCGGTCGGTTGTGCTTGTGGGAAGCATATCAAAAGAGCTTGAATTTACGGTTCGGGCGCTGCTTGGTATGGAAAGAATCGCGGTGATGTGATGCAAGCCGGAAACCTTAGAACGTCTATCCGAATCCAGCACGAAGTAACGACCGGGACAGGCAGCTTTGCAACGGTGGCGTGGTATGACCTTGACGATACGGAACATGCCGGGACGGCCTACAAAATCCATGCACAGTGGGTAAACGTTCACGGCTCTGAGGCGTGGATAGCCAACAGCGTACAGGCTCAGCTTGGCGCGACCGTGACAATCCGTTACCGCCCTGATATAACGCCTGCCTGCCGCGTCTTGCTCGGCTCTATAGTGTATCAGATTGTATCGCTGGACAATATACGGCAGCGCAACGAATGGATGGAAATCAAGGTTAAAGCGGCGGTGATGGGGCATGAGTAACAGATACGGTAAATCTGCGTTGAGTGCAACGCTAACAATTTCAGGGCTTGACGAATATCTTGCAAAAATCAAAGCCGCCGGAAATAATATTGACGAAGCCTGCAAATCTGCTATAAATAATGCACTCCCAATTGTTGAAAAAAGCATGAAAGCCGGCGCAGAGAGACATCGAAAGAACGGAAAAGTGGTTGACGCAATAGAAACCACGCCAGCGCAGCAACATGGAAATCTTATTTATGGTACTGTGGGAATTGACATGGAAAAGCACCCTGAGGCAAAGCATGGCGTCTATCAGGAATACGGAGATGGGCATAGCCCTGAATTTCCAGATCCATTTGTGCGCCCAGCAATTGACGAGAATAAAGCAAAGATAAAATCGGTTGAAAGAGCAGAGTTAAAGAAATGGGGTATGCCGATTGAGTGAATGGATAGACAAGTGCGAAACAATCCTGACAGCAATCGGGTTACCTTATCATTTTGAGCGTATGACCTGCTCAACGGCACAATTGCCAGATACGTATATAACATACTTTCTTGTTGATGATCCTGCAAAGGGACATTCAGACAACAAAGAAACAAGTCATTCCCCGCGAATACAGGTCAGCCTTTTTTATCGAGACATATCAAAAGTTAAAACAGTCCCCGATCAGATTGAAGCCGCCTTTATGGCGGCTAATTTTATGCGCGTCGAGGCTGGCAGAATACCATATCAGGAAGATACGCAGCACTATGGATGGCGCTGCGATTTTCGATTTTATGAAAGAAGGTAAATTATGGCATCAGAATATGGCGAACTGGTTGGCATTGACAATCTGCATTATGCCACAGTAACAGACACATCCTCAGCTTACACCCCTGGAACAAATACATACCTTGCTCCGGCAGGCGACATTTCCTTAGAGGGGAAATCAAATGTAAAGATCAGGAACTATGACAACAAGCCTTATTTTGTATCTGCCACAGAGGGCGAAACCACGGCAAAAGTTACGGTTTCCGGCGTCCCCCTTAGCCTTGCGGCAATCTTGACCGGTAAGCCCTATGATACTTCGAAAGGCGTTTTCATCGACACTGGCGATCTGTCTTCAGCTCCGTGGTGCGCTTTCTCCGGCCGGATGGATTTGGGAGACGGCGGATACCGGTATTTTCAGTACCTCAAGGGCAAATTCTCCTATTCCAAAATGGAAGCCACAACCAAAAAGGACGATATTGATGAAAAAACGGCAGAGCTGACCTATACCGCTGTCCTGACGGAGCATGCTTTCACCATGCCTGATGCAACAACTCACGGCGTAAAAGGCGTTTTTGCCGATACAACCGATGCGGCTTTCGTAACCGGAGAAAACTGGTTCGATCAGGTTCAGACTCCGGCTACAATCGGTGCTCCATCTGCGCTTGCGCTGTCGTCTATTGTACCGGCGTCCGCGGCTACAGGCGTACTTGCATCCGCTAATGTTGTGCTTACGTTTAGTAATAAGATTGCTTCCCATTCCGTCGTGCTAGTTGACGACGTTACAGATGCGGTTGTCCCGTCTGCGATTACATTTGACGCAACCGGCAAGATTATGACGATCAACCCGACAAGCAACATGACGGCCGGAGACAAACACGCCGTAGCAATTTTTGGTGTGACGGACATTTATGGCCAGACGCTTGCAAACTCTCTCAGCTATTTTACGGTGGCGTCGTAACCACAAGGGCGGCGTAAAAACCGCCCTATATTTGTGCCTGCTGTGCGCATGAACACGGAGGGCAGATAAAAAACATGAGGTGAAATTATGAGTGAGCCTATAAAAATTACCCTTTACGGCGAAAACGGTGAGGAAATAAAGACCTACTCGCGTTCCCATATATCATGGGAATTTTTCAAGAGGTCAAGAGAGGCGGGAATACCAAAAGACGGATCGCTGAGCGCGGAAAACATCAAAATAATACAGGAATTTGTGTGCGATTTCTATGACAATCAATTTACCATAGAGGATTTAATTAAAGGTTCCGATGTGGGGGAAGTCCTTCGCGTAGCCACGAAAGTAGCCTTTAGGGTATTGCAGATTATGAAGGAACAGGGAATTGCGCTCCCAAACGTGCAGACGGCAGCGAAATAGATAGTCCGTATTCGCTGCCGGATGATTGGATATTTGAAGTAGAGTCAATTATGCTGCATCTTGTACCAGGATACACTCTTGAAACTTTAGACCAATGCGATATTGAAAGAATCCTTCCATTTTATTTTTGGGATTACCGAAAAACACTGGCAAACAAAGAAAAGCCGGATACTCCGCTTGCGGAAAATAATATTGTTTACCGTGATGGGAAAGCATATCGCAAGATAAAAGCAGGACAGTCGGAATGGACAAATAAATTATTTTAGGGAGGGGTGTTGCATGATAGCGAATGAAAACAATTTAAGCGGCAGCGTCGGACTTGACACTACGGCATTTAAAAAAGGCATAACGGAACTTAACTCGCAACTCAATAGCATTGAGACCAATTTTCGCGCTTCCGCTGCAGTTATGGGTTCGTGGGGCGAAAAGTCTGACGGCTTAAAACTGAGGGTTGATACGCTAAATGAAAAGTTGGCGCTGCAAAAACAAAAACTTAGTATACTTACCGAAGAATACAATAAGGCCGTATCGGCAGAAGATAAAGACGAAAAAGCTATTGCAAGTTTGGCAAGCCAAATGTATTCGGCTGAAAAATCCATAAACACGACCGAAGCCGATATCAAAAAATACAATACTCAGCTCGGAAATATGCAAACAGAGCAGCAAAAGGCTGCATCAGAAGCAAAGAAGTTAGCGGAAGCCGAAGAAGCTGCTGCAAAGAAAACCGAGGAACTGGGGAAAAAGGTTGAGAGCGCCGGTAAAAAAATGTCAGATATCGGATCAAAACTTTCTGTCGGCGTGACGGCTCCCATAGTTGCGGCAGGCGTTGCCAGTTTCAAGTTGGCAAGTGATTTCGACGAAACCGTGAATAAAATTGATACGGCTTTTGGAGGAAGCGCTGATTCGGTAAAAAAATGGTCAGAAACTACCTTGCAGAGCTTTGGGCTGTCAAAAGGTTCCGCGCTTGATGCCGCCGCGACCTATGGCGATATGGCTACCAGCATGGGATTTACGACCGGTAAAGCCGCTACCATGTCCGAAAAAATAGTTGAACTTTCTGCCGACATGTCTTCATTCAAAAATATTCCTATTGCTGAAAGCCAAAATGCCCTCAACGCTATTTTCACCGGAGAGACACAAAGCCTAAAAAAACTCGGAATCGTGATGACTGAGGCGAACTTGCAGGAATACGCCTCCACTCAAGGCATTAAAACAAAAGTCGCGGCAATGTCTGAACAGGAACAGGTTCAGTTACGTTATAATTACATCCTCTCTGTCACAAAGAACTCACAAGGCGACTTTGCCCGCACATCTGACTCCACAGCAAATCAGTTGAGAACGTTTCAGGAAAGCCTAAAGGAACTCGGAGAAACTTTCGGTCAAGAAATTGTACCGGCTATAGCTCCTGTTATCAAGGGCTTAAACTCTATGATAAAATCCTTTGGAAGCCTTGATAGCGGCACTAAACAAACAATTGTAACGGTTGCGGCAATTGCCGCCGCATTGGGGCCTGTTACGCTTGGAGCG